GACCAGGGCAAGCCGATCAAGGCCGGGCACTACGTCGAGTGGGGCAAGGGCCGGAGCGGCGGCTGCGGCAAGGTGCTCTCGATCCACAAGGCGGGCAAGGTCCCGGGCGTGGAGAACGCCTGCGAGTGCTCCGAGGAGATGCCCGGGGCGAAGGTCCGCTGCTACAAGCAGGCCGACGACGGCAAGTACGTCGCCACCAAGCGGCACCTCGGCCACCCCGTCGGCGAGCTGACCCGCATCGACCACGAGATGGACGACGCGATCGACGAGCCGGAGGAGGAGGCGTCGCCGAAGGCCGCCCCCCGGATGGCCGTCCGCGACCCCGAGCCGGAGCCGCCGTCGCTGCCGGCCCACCGCAAGCTCAACGACCTGGAGGCCGAGGTGCTCCGCCGCGTCCACGCCATCTGGCGGCCCGACGACGTGATCAGGCGGGCCACGCGAGAGGCCTACGAGCGAGAGGCCGGATTCGTCTGACCTCCCGCGCACGAACCAATCAACCCGTCACTTTTTCCCGCCAACCATCGCGACGAGACCGACGAGACGGCAGCCGAGCCGGACGGCCACCCAGCCGAGCCGGACGAGCCAGGCCGATCCGAGCTGTACGCATCGCGGCCCACCATCCCATCGAGGGGAATGGACCGTGAAACTCTACAAGATCGCGAAGCCCGTCAAGGGCCACGGCATCGGGGACGTCGTCGAGATGGACGACGCCAACATGGCCGTCCAGACCCTGCTCGACAGCGGCCACATCGAGGAAGCCCGCGGCGTCGCCGAGGCCATCTCCGAGAAGGCCCTGGCCCAGCTGACCCGCAGCCTGACCGACAGCGTCGCCCCGGCCATCACCAAGGCGATGGACGAGGTCGTGACGGTCGCCCGCAAGGGCATCCGGATCGACGCGGGCGAGCAGGAGGACGACCGGACCAAGAGCCGGGCCGACTTCTTCCAGATGGTCGGCATCACCGGCATCATGAACGAGCCGGGCCGCTACTCCGCCCAGGAGCGGCTTGAGAAGGTCTACGGCGCCCCGGCCAGCCCCGACTTCCGCGAGCGGTTCGCCAAGGCGGAGGCGGCCCGGACGGGCGTCTCCTACAAGGCGGCCCTGGCCGAGGCCTCGGGCATCACCGGCGGCTACCTCGTCCCGCCCGAGTACGGCCAGGAGTTGCTCCAGCTCTCCGCCGAGAACACGGTGCTCGTCGGCAAGACCGACGAATATCCCATGACCGGCCGCGAGCTGGTCATGCCGATCCTCGACCAGACGACCGCCCCGACCGCCGGGAACACCGCCTACTTCGGCGGCGTGGTCATGAGCTGGACCTCGGAGGCCGCGACCCGCACCGAGACCGAGCCCGTCTTCAAGGACGCCCGGCTCGTCGCGAACGAGCTGTCCGGCTACGCCCTGGCCAGCCGGAACGTGATCCTCGACAACAAGTTCGCCCTCGACCGGCGGCTGACCCAGCTGTTCGCCGGGGCCATCGGCTGGTATCGCGACTACGCGTACCTCCAGGGCAACGGCGTCGGCAAGCCGCAGGGCATCGTCAACGCCAACTCCACGATCGCCGTCACCCGGACGACCTCCTCGACCGTCAAGTACGCCGACCTGGCGAACATGTACGGCAAGTTCCTGCCGCAGTCGCAGGGCAAGGGGATGTGGATCGTCTCGCAGTCGGTCATCTCGACCCTGCTCCAGATGGTGGACGGGTCCAGCCGGCTGGTCTTCCAGCCGTACTACCCCGGCACCGCGGGCGGCCCGGCGACGGTCAACCCGCCGATGACGATCTTCGGCATGCCGATCGTCGTCACCGAGAAGCTGCCGGCCCTGGGGACCAAGGGCGACGTCCTGCTGGTGGACCCCAAGTACTACTGGTCCGGCACCACGCAGTCGATCGAGATCGCGGCCAGCGAGCACTACAAGTTCATCAACAACCAGGTGACCTATCGCGCCCTGTGGCGCGGCGACGGCCGCTCGTGGCTCGACGCACCGGTCACCCTCCAGGACACCAGCACGACGGTCTCCCCGTTCGTCGCCATCGCCACCTGATGACCCGGCGTAGGGGCGGGGCGTCGTATCGCCCCGCCCCGCCCTCCCCACACACCGCACACGACAGGAGAGAATCGCCGTGGCCTACACGGAAAACCTCAGCCAGATGCTCTGCGTCATCGCGGACGGCATCCACGCCGCCTCGCAGAGCGCCTCGGAGAAGCTCACCGGCGCCGTGGACATGTCCAAGGTCCGCCGCGTGTACTTCCTCATCGACACCGGCACCCTCGGGGCCTCGGCCACCCTCGACTTCCAGGTCAAGGGCGCCACGACCTCGGGCGGCAGCTACTCCGCCATCTCCGGCACCGCCATCACCCAGCTCGTCAAGGCCTCCAACGACAACAACTACGCCGTCGTGGAAGTCTCCGCCGAGAAGGTCCAGGCCGCCGGCTACAACTTCATCAAGGGCTCGCTGGTGCCCGGCACCGCCGCGTGCACCTCGGCCGTGGTCGTCCTCGGGGCCTACGGCACCTACGAGCCGATGAGCACCCACTTCAACAACGCGGCCCTCGTCCAGACGGTCGCCCTCACCTGACCCGCCCCGCCCCGCCGCCTCGCCCTCCGGGGCGGCGGGCAACTCCCACCCCAAGGCGACCCATGCAGGGCAACTCGCCCCGGAACAAGTCGATCGCGTGCTCGCCCGCGAGCAAGGCGGCCGATCGCCCGACGTGCCGCACCTGCGGCTACTTCGACGACGAGGACGACCGCTGCCGCAGGTCGCCCGTCGCCCTCGACCGCAAGCCCTCCGACTGGTGCGGCGAACACAGCGGATTCCCCGACTACCTCGCGACCCTCAGGGCGAAGTAACACGACGTGGCCGACCTCATCACGCTCGCCAGGGCCCTGTACGCCCTCCCCGACGACATCACGACGGCGCAGCAGGACACCGTGCCGACGCTGATCACGGCCGCGTCCCGGGCGTGCGAGCGGTGGTGCGGGCGGATCTTCGCGGCCACCGACTACGACGTGATCCGGACGCCCTCGCCGGCCCCGCAGTTCAGCGCCCAGGCCGACATGGTCATCCTGGAGCAGCTCCCGCTCAACAGCGTGGCCCGCGTCTCCGGGGGCCGCACGTCGGCCCTCCTGATCGGCAACACGGCCACGACGACCAATCAGCGGGCCACCGCCCAAATCACCATGACCGGCGACCCCGAGGTCCAGCTGACGCCGACCGGCCTCACGCTGATCCGCGTCGCCTCGGGCACCTCCTACACCTCGACGCTGACGTTCGCGAGCTACCCCACGCTGACCGTGCTGGCCGCCGCGATCAACGCCCTGGGCAACGGCTGGACGGCCACCGTGCAGGGCAACCTCGGCCCGTGGCCGTCCTCCGAGCTGGCGACGCGGGAGGGCCCGCTGGGCTGCCTCTCGCCGGCCGGGGCGTCCTTCGACGTGTTCTCGGCCGACCTCCAGCTGATCGACGTCGATCGCCGGGCGGGCGCCGTCTACTTCTCGTCCTACGGGCCGGGCTCGTCGGGCTCGGTGCTGTGGGGCGGCGACTTCCTCGGGTCGGACCAGGACGTCGCGTTCGGATCGTTCCGCCCCCAGGTCCGGGTGGGCTACAACGCCGGGTACTCGGCCATCCCCGACGACGTCCAGCTCGCCTGCGCCAACGCCGTCCAGGTGATGTTCGCCAACCAGACCAGCGACCCGAGATTCAGCGACGTGAAGATGGGCGACATCCAGTTCAAGCTCCAGGACAACGGGTTCCAGCTCCCCGACTCGTCCAAAACCCTGCTCGCCCCCTACCGGATCCGCACCGCCTGACATGAACTACACCCTGCCGTCTTACCTGTTCGGCAACTCCGTCACCCTGACGAAGTACGCCGCCGGCCAGGACGCCGAGGGCGGCTACGCGCCGACGGTCGCGTCCACGACGACGGGCGTGGCGTGCAGCGTCCAGCCCACGAGCGGCCGGGGGATGATCGACCAGGGCCGCGACGGCGAGATGATCACCCACAAGGTCTACTTCAGGTCCGACCAGTCGCTGGCCAAGGGCGACACGATCACCTGGGGCACCAAGCTGCTCTCGGTCAAGGACACGTACAACGCCACTTCCGGCGTGGACCTCTACTACCGGGCCGACTGCACGGAGCGGCAATAGCATGGCCAAGGTCACGTGGATGGGCGACGGCGTCCGCGACCGCATCGGGCGAGAGATGGGCCGCCGCCTCAAGGCCTGCGGGCAGGTCGGGGCCGATCACGCAAAGACGCTCATCAGCACCGACGGCACGGGCGTCGGCGAGGGCGGGAATCTCATCTACGGGGCCAACCCCTCGAAGCCCGGCGAGCCGCCCCACGTCCAGACAGGCCGACTGCGGGCGTCGGTCGCCTACGAGGTCGAGGGCACCGTCGCCCGCATCGGCACCAACGTGAAGTACGGGCGATTTTTGGAGACAGGCAGTTCCAGGATGGCCCCCCGCCCCTGGCTCCGCCGCATGCTCGCCGAGATGACGCCCACGTTCAGGGCCATCCTCACCGCACCGATCAAGGGAGGCGGCAAGCCGTGACCTACTACGTCAACTCGTCCAACCCCGACGGCCCCTGGCTCCGCGTCATCGACGCGTGGACCGGCCAGCCGGTCCCGGCGACCCGGGTGGACACCTGCACGATGCAGGTCTTCCAGGCCAACACCAACCGCGTCCGCAACTTCCACCTCGCCGTGGACGCGACGGCGACGGACGAATTCAAGCTCAAGTACGCGACGTTCGTGAGGCCGGCACCGCCGGCCGGAGGCTGACGCATGCCGCTGACCACCGAGCAGGCCGCGCTGCTCAGGGCCGAACTCGACAAGCCCGAGTACGCGGGAAAGACCGACGAGGAGGCCCGGACGCTCCTCAACGCCCCGACGGTGATCGCGGGCGGGACGGCCACGCGGGGGGTCCCCCTGGCCGAAATCCAGGCGCTGGGATACCGCCTCGGGATCACCCCCAAGCTGGAGGCCGCGCTGGAGGGGCCCGCCAAGGTCCTGGCCCGGATCACGCTCAACCTGTTCACCTCCAAGGTTGACCCGGTGGACGTGCTCGACCCCGCGTTCACGGAAATGCTCGACCAGCTCCAGGCCGCGACGCTGATCTCCTCCGGCGAGCGTGCGTCGATCGTCTCGCTCTCCTCGGTGGCGCTCCCCGACACGCTCGGCCCGACCCCGTTCCAGGCGATCGTCGGCCTGGGCGACGTCCCGCTCCCGATGCAGGACGGCACCTACAACCAGGGCACCTGCCACGCCTGGATGGTCACGCAAGCGAGGGCCTCCTGACATGGCGATCGCCGCATCCGACAAGGTGCTGATCGGCACCGACGAGACCACGGGCTCCACGATCGCCAACAACGCGACCAGCACGTCCAGCGTCACCGACCTCCTGGCCGACGACGCCAGCAGCGGCGAGGCGTGGCTGTTCGTGAAGTTCACCGGCGGGGGGACCACCGGCACGCTCGACATCTACATCGACCCCGAGCGGACGTCGTCTACGTCCTACAACGCCCCGGCCACGGCCGTCTCGATCCCGCCCATCAGCGGCACGCAGACGCTCCCCTACGGGCCCTACCCGGTCCCGCGATACGGGCAGGTCCGGGCGACCAACAACGGCACCGGCGGCAACCTGACGAACGTCTTCGTCTGCCTCAAGGTGTTCAAGTACTCATGATCTCGACGTCGCCGCGCCCCTCGCCGTTCACCCCCGGACGCCGGGTCGTCGCGTCGCACCCGCTGCGTCGCGGCATGCTCGTGGCCGTCGAGTTCGCGGGCCGGTCCGGCTACGACTACGTGGCCAACCGGGCGGTAACGCTCAAGACCAGGACGGGCGGGTTCGCCGGGGAATTCGGCCTCGTCTCGGACGGGGTGAACGCCAACGGGGCGGAGTACAACTCACCCCGGCTGGGCGGGCTGACGGCGAACGGCGACCTCACGGTCGCATGGTCCGGGGCCAACATCTCCGGGACGGGGTCGCTGCTCACCCTGAGCGACGGTTCGGCGTCCGGGATCGGCGTGATGGCCAACAAGGTCCAGCGCAATTCCAGCGGCGCCACGATCGCCTCGTACACGGCCACCGTGGCGCCGTCGCCCTACGTCTACACGCAGCTCGGCGGGGCGGTCTCCATCTATGCCGCCGGGAAATCGACGCCGATCGCGACGGCCGCGGCCCCCGGGCTCGACTCGGTCACCCTGACCCGGATCTGGGTCCACAAAAACACGTACCTCTCCGGCTCGCAGGCGTCGGCGGCGGGGTGCCTGCTCAATCGGGTCTACGTCTGGAATCGGGCCCTCTCGGCGGCCGAGGCCGTCGAGTGGATGGTGAACTATCACCGCCTGTACTCGGGCTCGCCGCTCCAGCGTCAGGCGATCCTGTCGGGCGCCGCCCCGTCCTCTGCCCCCCCTTGGATGATCGACGGCGACTTCCCCTCCTACGGCTACGTCGAGGCGTAATCATGCCCAATAATGTGGACATCACCGCCGGGACGGGGACCACGATCTCCACGACCACGGTCGGCTCCGGATTCTCCGCCTACTCGACCTCCGGGCAGGCGGCCACCGGAATCCTCTACTGCTCGGCCAACACGAGCACCGCCCCGACCCCGGTCACCAACGCCAACCCGCTCCCCGTCTCGTTCCAGAACTCCACGCTGGCGGTGAGCCAGTCGGGGACGTGGAACGTCGGCACCGTGACGGCGGTCACGTCGATCACCAACCCCGTCGCCGCGACCCAGAGCGGGACGTGGACGGTCTCCGCGACGCAATCGGGCACGTGGTCGTCCAGGCTCCAGGACGGCAGCGGCAACGCGGTCACGAGCCGCGTCACCGGGTCCAGCCGGCCGCTCGAAATCGCGGTCGTGGACGCCAGCGGCAACCAGATCACCTCGTTCGGCGGGTCGGGCGGCACGGCGTCGAACTACGGCAGCACGTTCCCGACCTCGGGCACGGCCGTCGGGTACTACGACGGCACGAACATGCAGGGGGCGAGGGTCTTCGACCTCGACTCCGGGGCCGGCACCCAGTACGTCCAGGGCGTCAACCTCCGCATCGCCGCGTCGGGCGGCTCGGTCGAGGGCGGCACGTCGTCCAACCCGATCCGCACCGACCCCACCGGGACGACCACGCAGCCCGTCTCCGCGACGTCCCTGCCCCTGCCCACCGGCGCGGCCACCGCGGCGAAGCAGCCGGCCCTGGGCACGGCCGGCTCCGCATCCACCGACGTCATCACGGTCCAGGGCATCGCCTCAGGCGTGGCCCAGCCGGTGAGCCAGTCGGGCTCGTGGACCGTGACGGCCAACGCCGGGACGGGCACGCTGGCGGTCTCGCTGGCCTCCGCGCCCCTGCCGACCGGGGCGTCCACGGAAGCGACCCTCGCCAAGCTCGCCGTCTCGCAGTCCACCGCCCTGGGCTCCAACACCCAGACGATGGTCGGCGGCTCGGTCACGACCTCGGCCCCGACGTACACCACCGGGAATATCAACCCGCTGTCGCTCGACACCTCGGGGCAACTCCGGGTCTCGACCACCAACATCGGCTCCACCGGCGGCACCGCCCCGAGCACCGCCGCGAGGATCGGGGCCACCGTCGGCAGCACGTTCCAGCCGGTCATGGGCCGGTCGGCGGTCGGCGGGGCGATGCTCCAGGCAAGCATCGAGAGTTACGCCGGGTTCACCGGCGCCCAGCCGGTGGCCAACAGCTTCCCCGTCGCCATCGCCACCGACCAGACCGTCTTCCCGACCTCCCAGGACTCCGCGACCCTCTACGCCGGCACGACCGCCCTCACGCCGAAGTTCGCGGTGGTCACGGCATCGGCCAGCGGAGATACGTCGGTCATCGCGGCGGTCACGTCGAAGAAGATCCGGGTCATCCGCTACTCGCTCTCCGCCAACGGGGCCGTCCAGGCGTACTTCCGCAGCGGGGCGGCGGGGACCGCCATCAGCGGCGTGAAGTACATGACCCAGTACGGCGGGGCCGGCGGCACCTACTGCCCGCAGGGCATCTTCGAGACCGCGTCGAACACGGCCCTCGTGATCAACCTCAACGGGGCCGTGGCCGTCTCGGGCGAGATCACCTACCTCGAAGTATAAGCGGAGGTCGATCCATGTCGCCCGGCGGCTCGCTCCTCCTCCTCTTCTACCCCCAGCAGGGCTCCGGCCCGCCCCCGGCCACCTACGCCACCCTCCTGGAGGCCGTCGTCGC